CCTAAATGTTATATGGAATATGACATGATGATAAGTTTTATGAAAGATATTAAATATTTACACGAAGAAAATGAAAAATTAAAGGAGCAACTAAATGACAAAAAAAATGACACAAAATAGTTTAATTTTAAAACATTTACAAGAAAATGGTAAAATAAATCCTCTCGAAAGTCTTAACCTCTATGGATGCTTTCGTTTAGGAGCTAGGATATATAATTTAAGAGAAGAAGGACATATTATAGAAACAGTTAGAAAAAAGAATGGTGTAAAAGGTAATACTTTTGCAGAATATCATTACAAAGGTGATGGTAAACAAATGGATTTAGAAGATGTTATTAAAAAATCATAGAGTATTACAGATTAAACCAGAAGAAACACATTTATGGTTAACTCAAAAACATTACGCAAAAAGAGTACCTAATATTATGTATGCTTTTGGACTATACAAATTAAACAATTTAGTTGGTGTTATTACCTATGGTAAACCAGCTAGTAATTCATTATGTATCGGAGTATGTGGTAAAGATAATGCTAAATATGTGATTGAATTAAATAGATTATGTTTATTAAATAATAACAGAAACGAAGCATCATATTTTATTGGTAAAAGTTTAAAATTATTATTAAAACCTAAAATTGTTGTCTCTTATGCTGATACAAGTATGAATCATAATGGATATATTTATCAAGCAACTAATTTTATATATACAGGTTTATCTGATAAAAGGACTGAATGGAGAGTTATAGGTTCTAATAAGCACAGTAAAACCATTACTGAACAATCAACTTTAAAAGAAAGAAAAGAACAAACTGATAAGTATGAAGTTGTAGAAAGACCTAGAAAGCATAGATATATATTTTTTGTTGCTGATAAAAAAACTAAAAAATTATTTAATTCACAATTAAATTATAAAATTTTATCTTATCCTAAAAATGTAACTAAAAAATATGATTCTGGAGACAGGGTTAATTCACAACTAATTATGAGTTTAACATGATAACTAGAGAATGGTTATTAAGTAGAAAATACTCTGGAAAGTATTTATGTCCAGAATGTAGCCATACTAGAAGAAAGAATAAACACGATAGATGTTTAAGTGTAACGATTAAAACAGAAGGTGTGGTGTGTTATTGCCATCACTGTAATTACTCAAAAGGAGAATATTATGATAAGTGGGAATGTAATAAACTGGGCGGAGAAAAGAGGAATAAACAAGGAAGCTCTGCAACAGTTAAAAGTAAGAAGTGGTCTGGCCCAGTATGGTGATAGAAAATTAGAATCTATTATTTTTGATTACTACAACACAGATAATGAAGTAGTTAATTATAAAGCAAGAGCCATACAAGAAAAAACATTTAAGCAGCTATATAATGGCGAATCTGCTTACTATAATCTAAATAATGTGTTAGCTAATAAGAATTTAGAAAACACTACCATATACATCTGTGAAGGAGAGATGGATGTTGCTGCTATGTTAATGGGCGGATATGATCTAAACCAATTATTATCTGTACCGACAGGAGCAACTGCTAAAGCAAGTGATGACCCATCAGAGTTAAAAAAATACAGATATGTTTTAGATGGATTAGAAAAGGGATTAGATAAGGTTAAGTGTTTTGTGTTACTAACAGACAATGATGAAGCTGGTCTGGCTCTACGACAAGATTTAGTGGCTTTATTAGGTTCTGGTAGGTGTAAGTATTATAATTACCCAGATAATATTAAAGATGCTAATGATGCTTTGTTAGAATGGGGTAAAGAATTTAAATATATGATTGAGGAAGATATTACTCCTTTCCCCATTGAAGGTGTTTATAATATAGAAGAGATACCAGACCCTCCACAAGTAAAATTATATAATATTAATATGCAAGGATGGGAAGATAAGTTTTATCTAGGAGCAGGGATGTTAAGTTTATTTCTTGGATATCCTGGTGGTGGTAAGACTAGCTTTGCTATACAAATGTGGACTAATATTGCCAAGCATTACAAATGTAATATAGGAATGTTTAGCGGTGAGACTAGAATTAAACCATATGTAGTAAGAGCAATAAGACAATTTTATCATAATAAATTAGAGATAGAACAAACAGATGCAGAAAAGCAAGAAGCAGATAATTTTATTAGAGATAGATTTGTATTCTTAAACCATCCTAACAATACACCAACGTTCGATTGGACAATCTCACGCATTAGAGATATGAAAGCACGTTATAATATTAGTGCATTTATACTAGACCCTTGGAATAAGTTAGAGACACCAGAGTTTAATAAAACAACAGAAACTGCATGGATAGGAAAATGCTTAGATTATTTAACATCATTAGTAAAAGTTTTAGATATACATATAATGATTTTAGTGCATCCTGCCAAACCAGATAGCAAGGCACAATATGCACCACCTACTCCGTACAGTACTGCTGGTTCAGCACATTTTAATAATAAAGCAGATCATATATTTAGTGTTTGGAGGCCTCGCTATGAAAATGATGATGGCAGTAGATGTACAGAATCTGTATTTACTATATCTAAAACTAGATATGAGGAACTAGGTTACCCAAGAGTATTAGATATGATGCTTAATTTAGACACAGGTTGTTTTGAATCATATGTTAAAGATAAACCTGTTAAGAAAAGAAAAGTTGTTAAACATTGGAATGATTTAGATGACTAGGAGGTCAACATGGAGTTTTTAATTATGTATACAATAATCTATACCTTTATAGGTTTACAGAACTCAGGAGTTTTATAATGAGTAAGTATATTATAAATTATAAAATGGAGTTTAAGGCTAGACCTACTAAATTTGAAGTACAAGATAAGTTATGGAATTTATTAGCTAAAGGTTTTGTTTTAAGAACAGTAGAAGAAAACGATTATTATGTAACTAGAAAAGAAGTAAAGGAGAAAAAATAGTGCCGAAAAAAGTAACGATAGATGATTATAAATCAGATAGTACTCCACACAGTAAATTACTGTACACAGTAGCAAAAAAAAATAATTTAACGATTGAAGATTTAGCTAGAGATTTAAATTTTTCAAAAAATTATATTAGATGTATTTTAAAAGGCACACATTTATTAAGTCCAAATAGTGCATTTATAATTAGAAAAAAATATGAAAGAGAGAATATATGAAATGGTTAAAAGGAAACCAATAAAAAAAGATAATACCAGTAGCCACTGGAAGAAACTTATACATTTAAAAATGTGTAGTTTTTGTGATAATGCAGCAGTTCAGTATCATAAATTAAAATATTACTGCAAAGAATGTTATGAAAAATTAATTAAGGAGATAAAATGATATTAGAATATATTGCCAAGAAAAATAAATTAAGTAAGTCTGATATAGCAAAAGATTTAGACATATCAGAATCAATGGTAACTTTATTATTTCAAGGTAAAAGAAACCCAAGCATAAAACTTATTAAAAGAATAAAGAATACTTACAATATTTCTTTAAATAAAATTATGGAGGATTTATGAACTGTTATAATTGCAATACAAAATTAATATGGGGTGGTGATCATGATATAGATGACAGCTTTCAAGTAGATGATGAAGTAAAAGATTATAATATGATCACTAATTTAAGTTGCCCTAAATGTGAAGCACTTGTTTATGTTTATCATAAAAACCCTAATTGTATACAGGAGGAAGTATGAAAGAGAAACTATTTTATTTTCCATTTTATCCATCAGATTGGTTAGCAGATACCTCTATATTAAATTTAGAGGAGAAAGGTGCTTACATTACATTAATTGCTACAATGTATCTCCAGAAGGATTGTAGCCTGTTTAAAAGGCATATACCGAACATATTAGGGGTAACGGATGAAAGAAAGTTTAATAAACTGATGCAGAATATCATACCGCTATTAATAGATGATGGTGAAAAGTATACACAGAAAAGAATAAAAGAAATTAAGAATAAGATAGAAGGCATTGTAGAAAAGAAACGACAAGCTGGTATAGCATCTGGTGTAGCTAAAAGAAGAAAGTTAAACATAGTAACTACTAAAAACTACACTAAAAAGATAGATAAATTTAGTGATATAAGTGCAATAGATAAAGCTAGAAATACTTTAAATAATAATTAATTTATTACTTGACTATTAGTCAAACGTATGTTATCATGTTTACATGATTAACAAAACAAAGGAGCTTACAATGACTAAAACAAAAATAAAATCAAAGTACAAGAACATAATTTTTACTAAAAGCAAAAGAGGTGGTTATGAAGCTAATATTAGTGATGAGCTTTTTAATAAGGGTTATTACTTTTACAAAGAACTTAAATATACTGGCAGTAGACAAATGTGGGTATTGATGAAGGGTATTAATGAATTAAAAGTAAATTCTAAACTTAGCACTCTTGATTGGTGGATAGAAAGAAATATAAATAAAAAGGAAAGTGCATAATGACAAATGATATAAAAGTAATGTTAAAAGATGCAATGAAAGTAGATGAGTTAGTAATTCAATTACAAGAGGTTGACCATGAATGTGGATACCATGATGGTTCATTTGAAGGTATGTTAAGTTACTACACTAAAGATATTATTATAGATGAAGCAGAAAACAGATTATCTATGGCTAATGAAAATTTAGGATTAGATAGTATGTTTGGTATGTCCCCAGAAGATGATATGTATTCAATACACATAAAAGAGAAAAGACAGTTAGAAAGATTTATAAAGAAATGGAAAAGTCATTAATGTCTAATCATGTAGGTGTAGTAGGAGATCGTATCACTGCTACACTTACTGTACGATTTGCCAAATACTTAGGTGAAACAGAATGGGGTTATTCTAAATTCATGGTATCATTAAAAGATGCTACTGATAATATTTATATCTATTATGGCTCACATTGTATTGCTGAAGCTACAGAAATAGTAACACTAAAAGCAACGATAACAGATCACAATATCTATGAAAATATTAAGCAAACTATTATTAAAAGACCTAAGATAATAGAGGTAAATTAAGTACCCCTCAAAAGGGAATAACTCGCTGTGTGTTACCATCCACACCTAATCCTAACACTCATACCCAATAGATATACTACCATACCCCTATAACAACTAACTAATTATACTAGCATTATAACTATACTTTTATCTTTAACTTTAACTTCTATTATTGTTTAAACATAATCCCAGTTATGTACAGTTTATGTTAAGCATATGTACAAACACCTGTACCAATTCTGTTTAAGCTGTGTTGATACAATATTAATATATAAAGATAAATATATATACTAACACTAGTATGCCTATATACCTTATAGTAATATATCCTACAGCTTTCATTCTTTTGTTTTATGTTAGGCAATAATAAAAATACATCTTTATCCTTCTACAAAAAAGGCCTGTGAAATAAAGCTACATAAACAATAAGACTTAGCGGTGTTACTTTCTATCTATAATCTATTAACAGTAACTGTATAAGCATTTAAATAACTTTATATGGCATATAGGTATTATATTTATATGTATATATAACAATCAATAAGCTAGAAGTATTATATGTGTATGTATAACCAAGTAGAAGGTTCATTAAATATTTTATTATTTGATTTTTTTTTTTAAAAACGGAGGTGGGGGGTAGTCGGCTACTATCTATAGGCATATATCTCTTGTACATCTAACATACTACATAAGGCTTTACATAATATAAAAATATAAAAAAGGCTTTACATAAATTGTTATTTTATATATATGCTATTATATGAGTGATACAAAAAGCAATACAGGTCGCCCAGCTTTTGAAGTAACGGAAGAACTAGAAAGGCAAGTATCATTAGCAGTAGGGTTTGGCCTTAGTCATGTGCAGATAGGTAAGCTAGTAGACTGCGATCCTAAGACACTTAGAAAATATTTTAGAAGAGCTTTAGAAAGCGGTAAAGAAAGATTGACTATGGATATAGGTAGTCAGTTGTATAAGAAGGCAATGAATGGAGATACAATATCTGCAATATTTTTGGC